CGTGTGGGCTATCCCGACACCCAAACCGTGAACGTTCTTTCAAAGGGCGTTGTCTGGGTGTATGCCACAGAAGCCATCGCCCTTGGTGATGCAGTGCGTTTTTACGGTGTAGACCACTCCGGCACTGTATCGGGCGCTTATGTGGGCCGCTTTGCAACCACTGCTGTGGCCGCTAAGACCTTCGCTTTGACCGGCGGAGCTCGTTGGCTGTCTGAAACCAGTGGCGCAGGCCTGGTTCTCCTGGAGCTTGATCTCCCGGGGGTCACCTTCACTGCCGACACTTGATCTGGGAGCCACCTCTAATGACCACTGAAATCCGAAACGACCAAGTTGGGCTTTTCCTCGCCCGTGAGCTGGAGACTATTCTTGCTCGCGCTTTCGAGGTTGAGTACGCCGACATCAAGTACAGCACCGTCCTTCCCGTATCTTCCGAGGTCGGTAATGGTGCAGATTCGTTTACTTATCGCGTCTTCGACAAGCAAGGCTCGATGAAGGTAATCGGGGACAAAGCTAAGGATCTGCCCCGTGCTGATGTTCTTCGTAAGGAGATCACGCATCCGGTTCGCAGCCTTGGTGCGTCTTTTGCTTACACCGTGCAAGAAACCCGGGCCGCTTCCACGATTCCCGGTATGAACCTCGAGCAACGCCGCGCTAACGCTGTGCGTCGTGCTTACGAGGAGAAAGTGCAGGAGATCGCTTATTTCGGCGACACCCCCTCCGGCATGAAGGGTTTCTTCAACAACAACCAGGTGGACAAACTGGTGCCGGACCATTGGTTCGACACCACCGACATCACCACCGATGAAATGCTGCAACTGCTCAACGAGCCCGCTACGCGGATCGTGCAGAACAGCAACATGAAGGAGATGCCCAACACGATGTTGGTGCCTTACAACGTGTATCGCGTTATCTCCACCACACCGCGCAGCTCCACCTCCGACACCACGGTTATGGAGTTTTTCCTGCGCACAAATCCAATGATCACAGCCATTGAGCCCATCAACGAGCTCGAGGCGTCCAAGTCAGGTGGTGCGCTTGCCAAGGATCGCGTGATTTGCTACGACCGCAGCCCCGACAAGCTGCAAATGCACCTACCACAGCCTCTCGAGTTTTTCCCACCTGTGCGGAACGAGCTTGAGTTCACCGTTGCGGCTCATGCCCGCGTCGGCGGTCTTGCGCTGTACTACCCCAAGAGCGCAATCGTGCTCGAGAAAGCCTGATAAAGGCTCCTTTTTGTTGGCTCACTCACCTCTCTTTCCATGATTCTCGTTTATCGCCCCGAACTCGAAAGTCCACCAATGGACAACGAGTGCACTATTGGTTTTTCTTTTGTCCAGCAAGGTGGGCAACCAGAGAACCTGCAGGTGAAATCCGGTGTAAACCGCGATTTCCCCGAGACTGTGTGGGAGCAGATCAAAAACTACGACGTTGTCAAGAACATGCTCAAACTTGGTGCTTTGCGCATCGAGGAGGAGCAGACGCTTGTCCCCGAGCCTGTACAGGCTGACGTTGACTCACTGACTGATATGCCTGTGAGTCAGGCCATGCGTCTTGTTGAAGACAGCTTTGACGTTACCCAGCTTCATCGATGGGAGATCGGCGAAACACGGATCCGTGTACGCAATGCAATTAGCAAGCGCATCACGGCCATCGGAGAGGGAGCCGGCTGATGGCCACCCCTACTTCCACTGAGTTCCTGACTCGTTTCCCCGAGTTTGGTGAATTAGCTCTTTCCGTTGTGGAAGGTGCCATTTCAGAGGCGGCACGTTCCACCCCTGAAACTCAGTGGGGCGCAATACACACCGAGGCAGTGAGCAATCTTGCGGCTCACATCTTGTCGACGCGTGTGATGCAAGTAGGGCTTCAAGTTGGCAGTCAGTCCGGTCAGCCTTTAGGCACTGGTCTTACTGCCAGCCTCTATGGCCAGGAGTACGAGCGCCTTAAGGGAACGCTTTCACTTTCTGGTTTTGCGTTATAGCTATGGCTGTTTCTCCCGCCACGATCGCCAACTATGCCCCTTGGGGTAACGCCGAATTGGCGTTCGAGGTAGGCGGTACACAAACAAGTATCGACCCCGCCACAGGGAACACGATGCAAACACCCGAGATTGTGGAGTATCTCGCTGCGTTGAACCTTGAATCACCTTCATGGGACGGCCAGTCAGGTATCGACAACTCCAGCTATCGTTGTACAGGTCGGCTGCTCAGTCCCGCCAGTCTGGACAGCCGCATCACAAATGGCAGCCAAGCTGATGCTGTAATTAACGGCTATCACGGTCGTTTCGAGCTTGTCTTCGATCTTGCAATGGATCGTGCCGCGTACACAGACATTCGGCAGTCTATTCAAGGCACATTTCGCGTCATAGGAGGCCCAAGCAATGGCTAGGCGTCCTTTAGACGCGCAATTACGCGCGGCCACTGCGCAGGCTATGCAGCAACTCGCTACTTGGCTTGATACGCGTTTCACGGCGGAAATTTCTGCCGCTAAGTGGGACTACCCAACACCTCCTGAGGTGCGGGACATCGTGGACACAGGCAGACTCCGCGCCAGCCAAACTCGGAGCGTTGAACCTGACGGATCCGTAACCTTCACCTGGCCTGTGGAGTATGCAGCTCAAGTTCACGAGGGCGGTGTAGCCACCACTGGTCTGCGTTTCCCTGGTAGACCATGGACAAAAGCTCCCCTCGAGGAGGCACCTGCTCAGTTCGCACGCTTTCAACGTGAAGCGCTTAGGAGGCAACAAAGGTGACTATCACCACGACTTGCCCCCAAGTGCGGGATCTACGCACAACTATCGAGCGCTATATCCTCGCGCTTTATGAGAGCGACGGGGTAACGCTTCGCCCCGAGGCCGACTGGCCCGGATACTACTCCTTGCCAAACGGCAGCCGCATTCCTGCGGTATATGTCGTCGGTGAATACATGGTCCCTTCGGACTGGGTGGTTACCGGCATTGAGTGCACGATTTCGGACGTACCCGAGATCACAAATCCTGGATCTGTCGGATCCATTGTGTCTTTCGAGCGTTGGCCTATTCGTTTTACGAATTTTGGCACGCGCAAGGGGACACGCATGGGGGCTTCGCTGTTGGACATCAGCAGGCGTTTAGCGCGCACTTTCCCCCGAGATAGTGCGACGCATACCCCCAGAACTGAGGCCACTTATGAGGCCTTAACGGTGTCCATCACAGGCGCCGTACTGAACCCCCCGATCCCTTAAAGAGTCACCATCATGGCCGATTATGCTATTGGGTTGTCGTTCCACAAGGCTCACCGGACTCTTGTCCGTGCCGTGGACCTCACCCCTCCCTGCCGTTACTTCGCCACTCGCGACAGCGCAGGTCTTGTAACACTACCCACGCTCGATGCTGGTTCTAGCTACATCGAACTTCAGGGTATTAGTAACACCACCTTTGCCATCAACGACAACAACCAGGAATTTAGATTGCTGGGTGATGATGGTTGGGGCGACTCGGTTATTACCGGGGCAACGGTGCAGGCTTCAGTAACCGCCTACTTCCTCAAGAACGCTGAAATTCCTGCAGGCCAAAACTGCCCGCAGTTCCGTGGTAACTACGAGGAAGGTTTCGCTCTGATCGAGAAAGCCCGTTACAACAAGGACTACGAGATCTACGTTGAGTTCCTCAAAGAACTCGGGCAAGCCAGCGGCTCTACCGGTAACTACATCTACGACTTCACCGGCTTCAACTGCGTGGTGATGAACTACAACGAGAACCTCACCGCTGAGGGTCTCACCGAGGTTTCATTTGACTTGATGTCTCGCGGTCGTCCGATCTTCGGTCGGTATGACGCTGGTGCTGCTCAGTTGGCCTTTGGTGGTGTTCAGTCGAGCCTGTTGTTTACTGCTGCCGCTTCTGGTGACCGCCGCTATGCGGTTGTTCCTGCCTCTGATGCCGACTCGGTCGCTGTGGGCAGCAACGTGACTGTGACTTACACCAGTGACGGTGCGATTGCTCTAAGCCAGCTCAGCCTTGGTCAGACTGATGGAAGTGGATTCCGCCTCGAGGTTGCCGCAACCGGCACTTTGGTGCCTGCCACTGTCACCTTGGGTGGTGTTGGTAGTAACGAGGTTACGATCAACCCAACTTCTGACTTGGCTGCTGGCACGATCTACCGCCTTCGTGTAGCAGATGGCGCTATTAAGCAGGCGCTTGATGGCAGTGGCAACCCCTCTGCTTCGGGTGTTCTTTTCCCCCTACAGGGCTTCGAGAGCCTCTTCAAGACCGCTTAAGCGTCAGACTGTTATTGAGCCAACACTCAGCCCCGCATATGCGGGGTTTTTTTTTTATGCAGCATGATCTTTTAATGGATGCCGCTCACATGGTGTACGCGGTGAATTGTCAAGTTCAGGACGACACCCTTCACTGTGGCGCCCTGTACTTGGAACCCCTCGTCCCATTCAATACTATACGCTTAGCGTATGAAGCGGCTAATGTAATGGTGGAGTTGCCACCCGAGCTCGTTAATCAATCCGAGCCCTTTATGGCCTGGTCCATTCACCTACCGCTTGCAGATGTCTAAATACGCTTCTCTCCTGTTTTCCCCCGAGGAGTATCACCAGATAGGGCCGTTCCGTTTCCCGATTTATCACGATCTTGTTCCAGGTGAAGCAAAAGGCATCGAGGCACTCGGACGTAAACAGTCAAAATCGACTTTTCGGTCTGTCAAGATCGCTCAGCGAATCGCTAAAGATAAAGGTATCTCTGTCAAAGAAGCCATTGATCTGCTGAGTAACTCCGCGTCTGATGACCAGGAGCTGTTGTACGACTACGTAAATGAGCTGGAGGAACTGCAGCGTGACTCTATTGGTGCGGTAGAGCAGCAAATTAGTTTTGTCACGCTCTTCATGCAGTACCGAGGCGAGGCCAAGCTGCCCCGCTCCCGAGAGTGGCAAAAGCTAGACGACTGGACGGAGGCCGACACAGAAGCCATCCCCACCAAGATGATGGAGGACATTTTTGAGCTAATCACCTGGGAGCGCGACGGTTGGCCGAGCTCTGAGGGAAACGATTCGGAACAGGAGGAATCCAGCCCACCCCAGAGCAGATCTTAAAACAGGCTGAGAGCACCCTTCGTACACCACCGGCTGACTGGGACACCGTATATTTCCGCATACGCGCCTCCCCAGTCGGAGGAGATTTCACTACTTACCGCTTCCTGCGTACACCAATCAGCACCATTCGTTGGTTACTACGGCAAATTGACGACTACGAACACGCGCAGCTGAACGCTCAGAGTGTGTCAACTGCGAAGCTTAGTGCGCTTCTAATCCAAGTTGCGCATGGATTTTCTGGGTCTAAGCGCCCGGCACCGAAGTCTACTCCCCGTGATTTCTTGCCATTTCCAGACTGGAAGCCTACCGCCGCCCCCTCCGATGGACCTGACGCTCCCACTAAGTTCATTCTTTCCGAGCTTGTGCGGACGCAGCGCATGCCCCTGCATGTGTATGCCGCTCTAGCGGCAGGCGCTAGCGACTAGACCTAGTATGCGTGTAGCGAATATAAGGCTGTGTCTGATTTTCGGCTTAAAGTAATAGCTGAGACTCAGAAGGCTGAGCGCAACCTTAAAGCGGTAGGACGTGTTGCGGATGAGGCTACTAGATCACGTAAGCTAAACATTGATCTAAGCGGAATAGATAAGACTTTCAGCGAGCTGAATAAAGGCGTAGTAGAAGCGAGCAATAATATAAAGACATTTTACTCCGTAAGCAAGAAATTACCACTTATAGGTTCAGGAGTAAAAACGGCTGAAGATACAGTCAAAAACCTCGCTAAATCCACCGCTGATTTGGCCACAGCAGCCCCCGGTGCAACGGTGGGGATGGTCAAGGCCTCGAGTGCGGGGTCTATCCTCTCCCGGTCACTCAAAACCGCAGCATCAAGCACAGATGCTCTCATAACTAAGTTTGCACGGCTAGGCCTGTCCCTCTACGCGATCAAAGAGTCAACTAACATACTTAAAGCCGCGTTCGGTGGTCTATTCAGCGAGACCGTAGGCCGCGCCGCTCGTTTCCAAGAGACGCTGCTCAAAGCACAGACAACACTAGCCTCCACTAACAAAGTATTCAGAGACGGCGTAGAGATTACCGATCCCCTCGAGAAAGTCCTTGCTCTACAAGGTGCCATTGAGGAACGGGTCAAGAGCATCCGAGATCGATCCATAGATCTAGCGGGCGTCACCTCCAACGAAGTTGTCGAGGTCTTTGGCATTGTTGCTAGCCAGATCGGCCAGGTCGGCGGAGGCCTGCAGGAGGCGGAAGATCTCGCCATCAACTTCGCAGCCGCCCTCGGCACCTTCGGCCTACCGCTGTACCAAGCCAATCAAGAGATCGGATCGATTTTGCGCGGAGACATAGGACCTGACTCCTATCTCGCCAAAGCGCTCGGCATCACGAGCCCGGATCTTGCGAGAGCTCGCACCGAGGCCGGCGGTGTCATCAAATTCATCCAAGACAAGCTTGCCCCGGCAGTTGCCGGTCAAACGATTGCTGCCAAAGGCCTGGAAGGCGTTCTGTCCAACATACGAGACATCGTAGAGCTTGTCAGTCAAGCTATTGGTGAACCGCTACTCGATCCCATTATCGCAGCCAGCACAGCACTATACAACGTGCTGTTCTCAGCTAAAGACACACTAACCGATATAGGTAAGACAATAGGCAAGCTGTTCTCCAGCGCAGGTCAGCGCATCGCTGAAGCGTTTCAGCTAGGGGATCTAAGCGAACTATCACTAGTAACTGCATTTACAAGGCAGGCGCCGCAAGCGTTCACCG